TCGAGCTCTGCCAGAGTCGCCTTCGCTTCGGCCCTTGCGGCGTTGCGTTCGGCTTTCATGGCGTCGATTGCCTTCTTGCCCTTGTCGCCGAGAGCCGCAGTGGCTTCGGCGTCCGTCGTCTCCGGGGCGTCAGTTTCGAGCCCGGTTTCGACATCCTGGGGGGTTTCTTCGTTGACGATTTCAGCGGTCGTGTCTGGCATGGAATTGCTCCAAAGGGGTTGGGTGAAATGCGGCAGTGCGCCGCGGTCTTCCGCCATAGGAGCGGGAAGCGTGAGCCCCGGAATCGGGGTGGGGGATGGTTAGGGCATGTACCCGTAGCGCTGCAGCAGTTCGCGTGCGCGTGCGGGGTCGTTGCCGGCCATGTGCTGGATCTGTTCGGGCATCAGGCGCAGCGTCGTGGTGCGCCTGTAGCGGCCCTGTTTCGCCGCACTGAGCGTTGCCCTGCCCTCGGCGCGCGCGAACGCTCCACGGGCCGTGGTGCCCTCTGCAGTGGCGAACACGGTCAGGGGTGAACCGTCCGCCTTGCGCCCGATGGTGAGTGGGCGCAGCCGGCGTGGCGGGGTGCCCACCGGGGCGTCACCGAAGTAGCCGCGGCGAGCGTTGACGACGGAGATAGGGTCAGCGCCGTTGCGGATCGCATATGCGCCCGACTTCGTGAAGACGCGGGCCTGTTCAGCCTCGGAAAGCGAATCGAAATACGCTTCGGAGGATTCGAACATGCCTTCGGGAACCGCGTTGTCTTCGCCGTCGACCAGCAGGGGCCATGACGTGCACTTGCACCGTGGGTGGCGCTTGTAGGGCTTGGAGTATTCGCCGACACCAGCGAGCACGGCGCACCGTGAACACGCGCCAGGGGACAGCACACGCACGTAGCGGGTGAAGTGACGGGCGGTGGCTGCGGTGTTGTCCGCCTGCCGCCCCATGTCTGTCACTGCAGCGCCGACGATGGTTGCCAGGAATGACGCGCCGACTTCGAGCGCGCGGGGGACTGTATAGCCCTTACCTACAAGCGCTTTCGTCGTCGTGACCGCACCGAACATCGCCGGTCCGACCTCGCGGCCGTCGAGCATGACGCCCCCGAAAGCTTCGGGAACGATCGCGCCTGCGGGGGCACCGCCGTAGTGGGCGGACACCCCGCGCATGTAGCTGGTCGCCTGGTTCGCTGCAGCCACCTGCGCCAACGTCACCTGAGAAACGAGCGCAGGGGCCAGGGCGTCCCACGAGCGGTCTAGTTCGGTCGGGTTCATCTGCCGCCACAGCCGCAGCGCGCGGACGGTAGCGGCCGACGTGACCCGCCTACGGGCTGTCTGGTGTGCTGTCGCCAGGTCCGTCGGTGACGCCATCTGTGACCACCTCTAGTTCGCCCAGCGATTCGGACGCCATCTGCACGCCGAAGTCAACCGCCGCTTCGTCCTCGCGCCTCTTCATTTCGAGGATCCGCGGAACGTCCAGCGGGTCGATGCCGTCGAGCTCCATCAGGTACTCGAGCGGGTAGCCGATCGCCTTTTTCTTCGCCAACATGTCGGCCAGTTGAGCCTCGGAACGGATCTCCGGGTTCATCCAGTTCACGGGGGAAACGCGGATCTCGTCCGCGAGCGCAGTTTCGCCGGCAGCGAGGGCGATAAGCCGGTTGATCTCACGCAGCGCAGGGGCGGCGAAGGTGTGGAACTCGAGAACCTTTTTGTTCAGCCCGATCTCGGACGCTTTCAGCCCGTCGCCGTTCACGTTCGACATGCCCTTGTTGGTCACAAGGTAGGTCGGCGGGGTGCGGGTCTGGGCTGCAATGTGTCCCACCGAAATTTCGATGGTGTCGGTGAAGCTGTCGAGTGCGGCAGCCTTCCACGAGTCGATCTTCGCTTCGGGATCGGTCAGGTAGAGAATGCGCTTCTCGCGCAACTCCTTGAGGTCGACAGCCTTTTCACCGACCTTCACGCCCTGATCGTTCAGAACCGGAATCATCGGCGGCGCGGTGCCCGTTACAACGCGGGCATCCATTGACGCGTAGTCAGCAGCCAGGAATAGGTACGCCCACAGCAGGTTGATCGCGTCTTGCATAGGCATTACACCTTGGATCTCGGACACGGGGTCGCCGCCGAGCATGGGGCGGTTCTGGACCTCCACCACGGGCACTTCGCCCATCGGGTTCGGGAGGGGCCACACTTCGCCCGCGATCTCCCGTGCGATCCATCCGCCGTTGTCTTCGTTCTTCGTCCGCGCCTGGACTACCTGCGAGGTTCGCTCGTCGGGGGCCGTGGTGCGGGATCGCATGAACTTGTACAGCTCACCCGGAGTGTAGAGAGTCGCGTACTCCCATTTCTCGTCAACCCAGGTTTTCAGAGCGGCTTTGCGCAGGCGCGGGTTCGTCCAGTCGTATTCGATTTCGACAGTCGACGGGTGCTCCCAGGACACCACGGGCTCGTCGTTGGAGTCGCCCCACACGATGACGAACGAACGCGACGTAGCCAGAGTCGTCACGAACCCCTGCGACGACTGCGATTCCATCTCGTTTTTGAGCCAATACTGGTGAAGCTTGATGCCCTTCCGGGGATCGTTGCCGATGTTCATTCCGGTGTAGCGGATGCGTTCGGCTTCGGCGTTCACCACGGGGGCACACCAGTTGTCGGAGAACCCGCTGTAACGAGCCGCGTTCTCCTTACGCCATGCTTCCGTCGCGAAGTTCAACGGCTGTTCGCCGCGGAAATATGACTCCCGCTTCTCGATCTCCGGGCGACGATTCGACAGACGGGTGTATATGCGCTGGACCAGTCGGAGGGCTTCTACAGCATCCAAAGGAACCTCCTAGTAGTAGACGGCGTAGCTTTCGGGAATGGTGAAATCGCCGTCGCGGATCGCGTCCATAGTCGCTTCGTGCGCGAGGTCGGAGCTCATGGCTTGGTCGATCTTCTGGTGGTCGGCACCGTGCGGTTTGCCCAGCACGTACCTGTTGCCGGTTTTGGCGATCATTACCGCGTTGGTGATGTGTTGGCGGGCAATCTTGTCGCCGTCGTGGCGGAAGCGGCTCTCCGGGTTTCGGATAGCGGAACGGAACTGCTCGAGCGAGGCGTGCATGGGCGAGATCCGCGAACAGGACCACGGAAGAAACACCTTCGGGCCGTACTTCGCAGCCCACTCGGCCATCTCTGTGCGCCACGAGTCGTCGTCAATGGAATTGTCTTCGACAGCGCCCATCGCGGAGCCTGCAGGGTCGATGTAGGCGCGGACAATGCGGAACTCTTTCGACAGGTAGTCGATCGCCGCTCGAACCTCACCACGGGGGACGAACCCGCCGAAGTTGGCAGGGTCCCATACGGTAAAGCGCTTGTCCCCACCCACGTCATAGGTCGGCGTCCACTGGAATTGGTCTTCCGTTTCCAGACGAATGCCCGTCCAGTCGTTGTTGTTCGACAAGTCCATGCCGAGAGCGACAGCAGTGCGCGGCTTGATAACGAAAGGCTCGAGCCGTTTCTTGGTATCCCACTCTTCCGGGGTAACCCATTTGCCTGCACCAGCGACCAGACGGTTGCCGAAGAATCGTTCGGCGTCCGCAGGGTCTTTTTCCATCATCTCGGCCGCTTCGCCTTCGATCGTCTCGACCGAAACCCACGGCGCGCCGGAGTAGTTGAACTGGAAAATCTTTCGACGCTCTGCCTTGTTCTTGAACGACAGATTGGCGGGCGGGTGGCGGAAGTCCCGCAGCACGTCTTTCGACAACGACTCGTAGGTGCGCTGAGCAACCGAATCCGCTGCAGGGTCCCATGCGTTCGTAGTCTCGATCGCACGGCCACCCATGCCTGCGAGTCCCTGGCGCTGTTTCTTCGCCAGGTTGTGACCGCCGTTGGACTTGAGCCAGATACCCGTCTCATCCTGCACAACGAACGTCACGCGCTGTCCAAGCCGCGTGTTGCCCTTCGACGTAACAACGTCTATCCGGCCATCGCCGGGAAGCCGGATGAACTCTTCACCCGTCTTCGGGATTAGGTCCGACAGCGGCCCCAGTTCGATCATCGGGCGCAGAACGTCGTAGGTGTTGCCCGTCTGGTCTTCCGACGTTGCAGTGATCTGGATAAGCGGCGTCGACCACGGCCGGCCCATCGGCTCGCCAGCGTCGTACTCGTACACCCAGCCGCAACCGCAACCGAAGTCGTAGCAGTCGTACACTTCGCCGCCCTCAGCCCATCCCGCGAACAGGACAGGCCCGACAGCCTCGGCGCACACGAACGCGCTAATGAGCGGAGACTTGCCCCACTTCTGCGCACGCACGAGCTGCGAACGGCGGTACACGAAAGCATCCGCCTTCGGGTTCTGCGGCAACTCCTGGTCGAACTCGGCAGCAGGGTTGAACTTCGCAGCGCCACGAACCGTGTAGTGGCCGGCGACGAACGACAGTTGCTCGTTGGCGAGGTTGAACGGCGCGCCACGGTGGGCACGGTCAGGGACTACGCAGTGAGCTTCGATCCACTCGGGGACAACGGCTAGAGGCCGGTCAAGCGCCATTAGCGAGCGCCGCCAACCTGTCCTTTGCGGAAGGCCGCTTCGTCGTCGCTACAGCCTTCGCAGGCCCGGAACGACGAGCGCCCAACTCATCCTGAGTGAGCTTCCACCGAAGCTGATTCATGCCGGGGAGTGACAGGCCAATCTCGGCACTCATCCGCAGCACGGCAGTTTTCAGCCCTGCGGAAGCCTCAGCCAGAGTCGACTCGAGAAACGCGCGCACGTAAGCGGCAACCTCATACTCAAGGCCCAGCTTCGCCCACATAGCAGCCTGCGGCTTCGCCCACAGTTTCAGCCACAGCTCGATCTCGACAGTGAGGGGATCGGACAGCGGGAAGTCGGGGGCATCGCCTTCGTAGCCACCAGCGGGAAGACTGGTCCAACCCTTGTCGTCGGAACGGTCGCGGCGCAGTGCATTCGGATCGGGTGCAGGGCCGGAGTTCGCGTGTCCACCACTAGTCATATCGTCATCTCATTTCCGCAGCATTGCGCCGGCCTCTTGCGAGACATGGAGGGGTGTTCGGGGCGAGCCGAAAGGGGGAAAGCCGAAACCTTTTGACCTGACAAAACCTTTAGCGCCCTCACCGGCGACTAAGTAGCCGATTTCCGCGTTGGGCCTCCCCCCGGTCGTTGTGAGCGCGACTGAGGGGGGCTGAGAGGTCGTCTAAGGGGTCGGGGTCACCTGTGCGCTGCGGTGGCGTTACAGGGCGTTCCAGCCTCCGGGTGATGTCGCGGCTGTGTGCTTGTTGTGGCAGGGTGCGCACAGTCCGCGTCCGTGGTCGGGATCGTTGGGGTTCATCCCTTTGTCGACGAGCTCTATGCGTGTGAGTGGGTAGTGGTCGGCGACTGTCGATTGTGTTGCGTTGCACAACACGCAGATGGGGTCGCGTCTCAGTACCTTGTCGCGGAATACACGGTGGCCCTTGGATGAGTAGACGGCGTTGCCGGTGCGGCTTCGTCGTGCTGCTGTCCTGTGTTTGGCGCAGCGTGAGCCTTCGTCTGATGGGTAGATGGTGGGGCATCCACTGTGTCCGCAGACGCGCATGTGTTGTGTCCTTACGCGGGCGTTGGTGCTTCTGTGTCCCAGTGCGCGACGGGGCCGGACTCGGGGTAGCCGGAGTCGTATACCGAGATCGCCCAGTCGTGTTTGCGCTGCACTGCGAGGCGTCCTTTGAGGGAGACGCCGGTTACTGCTGGGTCTTCGTAGTGTGCGATCGTCTCGATGGTGCCGGCGAGGGTCTGTCGTCCGTCGTCTATGACTGCGTACTTCCCGATGTGTCGTGCACCGAGGTCGCCGAAGGTGATGCGTTGTGTCATGTCGGTTTCCTTACGCTGCGTGGTGCAGGTTGTCGGTGAGTGCGTGTGCCCATGCGGGGCTGATGTCGTAGACGTAGGCGAGTGTTTCAATGTCTGTCACATGCGCGCCGTCTTCACGGAGTTGGGCTAGCTCTTTGCTGGTGAGCTTGTGGCCCCGGACTTCGAAGGTGCGACCGTTGCCCCTGTGCTCGAGGTATAGGTGGTTGAGCCTGCAGCACAGTGTGTTGCGGCATTGCCGGCGTACCTGGGTGGTGTCGGGTATGGGTCCGTGCTCGAGCATCCATGCGACCCGTGCGGGCTTCGTTGTCCCTTTGCCGCGGACGCCTACGCCAATGTGACCTTCGCCGCGTGCGCTTGCGCCCATCCATTGGATGCATCCGGTGTCGAGTGCGCGCAGTTTGTCGTTGAGCCGGTCAGCGATGGTGTCGCTGAATCCGAGGGACAGCAGGGGGTAGACGTTTTGCATGGTGGGCTCGCTCACTGTGGGGGCGACGTTGCGTCTGCCCGGGTGTTACTGGGTTTGTGTTGGCCGGCTGCGGATGAGCTGGCGTGCGTTCTGTGCGGCCGTGGTGATGTTGGCGGCGGCGAGTGTGTGGGCTGCGGTCAGTGCGTCGTGGTCGCAGGCTTTGGAGGCCATCAGCTCGTCGTAGTTCCAGCCGGCGTGTTCGATGTCGGCGCGGCTGAGTATCGGACTGCTCATGGCCTGTGACCGCCCTAACTGCTTCGCTCACCCTTTCGGGCTTCGGGTCTTGGCTTGTGGCCGCAGGGTTCCAGGGTTGGCGGTCGCTACTGCGAACCCTTGTTCGCACTTATACCCATCGGGTTATCAGGGGTTCGCTTATGCGGAGGGCGGACAACGGGGCACCTGTTCAACTGGTCTGCCTGCGTTGTCCGCCCTCGCGGGGTTCCCGGTCATCGTCCCCGTTGCGACTACGTGTGTCCGCGCGTTCGGGACTGGTCGTCGGGTGTGTTGGGGGTGGCCGGGAGTTAAATGCGAATGGCCCCCCGAACGTGAATTCGGGGAGCCTTTCGCTAAGTGTGTGGGGCTGGTTTGCGCCAGTTGTTCCTCAAGAGGATTCTACACCATGTTCTATCTACTATGTCAAGTCTATTCAATACAGTGTCGCATTTCTTTTCGAACCAAGCTTTGTGTCAGATTGTGCACGAATGGTTAGGGCACGAACTAACTTCCGGTGGGGTACTTACTGATGGTTAGTACCGGGTTCGTCCGCAACTTTGGGGAAGCTTTGCGAAAGGTTGCGAAGTTTGGGAAAACTTGTCGAAGCTTTGCGAAACTTGGTGACGGTACAGCGCGTGTCGGTGGCGGGCGATACGCTTCTAGTTGGGCCTCCCGTGAAGATCCCTTGGAAGACTTTCCGCGGTTGAGGCCCATTCCTTTTGCCCGTCAGCGGGGGCGTCCACGGCTACGGACACCCTTGGTTGACCCTGGGCTTTACCCTCAACCCCACCCTCAGTGCCACCCTCAAGCCGACCCTCAAATGCGAAAGGGCCAGACCCGCGGAAGCTGGATGCTCCCGGGATCTGGCCCGAACGTTCTGCAGGTGGTGTGTTGTCTTTACACCGGGTGTCATGCCACCCCGCGTCTAGCTGGCGATGGGGATGCCGTATTTCTTCATCAGGTGTCGGGCCGCGATGGTGGCCGTCTTCCGTTCTTTCGCAGCCGCCCGGTAGATGGCTACGAGGTCTTCGTACTGGGTGGGGTCGAAGTGCCGGCCGCACGAGTCGCACGCGATCCGTTCGTCATCCCCGAACTCGCGAGGCGGGTACAGGGCGATGCGTCCGCCGTCGTCGGGGCAGGGCATGTCGGAGTACCGCGGTTTCGATTCCTGCGGCCACCTGGCGTCCATCTGGAAGACGTAGCGGAGGCCGTCGTGGAATTCGATCACGTCTGCCGGGTCGGTGGCGCAGATGGCTTCCAGCCGGTTCTCGAGCCACGTTGCCATCGTTGCGACGAGTGCGCGGGTGTCTGCGGTTCCGGTGTCTGCCGGTAGTCCGATGATCGTTCCGCGGTCGTTGCGCCATGCCCTCACTGCGGGCTCGGGGGGTGCGAGCTCGAGCGTGCCGGCGAAGGCGTGCGCCCAGTAGACGAGTAGCGCATACGCTTCGTTGACATCGGCGAAGGCTTGCACGCTCATGGGCAGTGGTGCCTCTTTGGTCCCGTCTACCCGGTCTTCGCCTCCACCGGATGCGTTGACGAGCGACATGACGTGTTCGACCACGCCTGGTGCTTTGATGAGTGCGGCGGACATGGTGCGGAAGTAGCCTTCCGAGAAGTGGCCGTGTGTGGCTTCTAGCGCTTCGTCGTTCTTTCCGCGGTCGGACGCTACCCGGATCTTCTGGAATTCTGCAATGTCGGTCACGCGGTGCTCGCTTTCGGGTTTCGGTTCGGGTTGCTGTCTTTCGGGATGTATTCGCCTATGCCGTCGTTCCAGCTTTCGCCAGCGTCGTACCCGTCATCCCATGCGTCTGCGGCCGTGGCGATCAGTTCGCCCCCGGCCTCTCGCAGTAGTGCCGCGAGGTCGGCGTCACCACTGAGATCCGCCTGCCCTGCGGCGTCTGACAGGCGTTGCACGAGCGACAGGCTCACCGTTTCGCCGCCTTGTCAGAATCGCGCGGTACGGGCCGTGCGATGCCGTAGGGCAGGGTGTCGTTGTAGACGATGGGGATTCCGAACAGGGTGTAGGCCGACCCGATTTCGAAGCCGGAGACAGCCTTCTGTGTCCGCAGGGCGAGGTTGTCGGCGGTTGCCTCGCTCATCTCGATTGCGTCGGGCTGGTGGCGGGTTGCCTTCCGCCATTCCCGTAGTGCGATCGCCATTTCTTTGACGACGGTGGGCACGTTGTTGTCGGGCCTGCTCTTCGGGGTGCGGATGCGTGCGAGCCGGTACGGCATGATGTCGTCAATGAGCACGGGCAGGCCGTACAACACCATGTCGTCAACGTCCCCGCGGATCAGCTCGCCTTGCGGTTCTGCGGCGTGCAGTTCCAGGTAGGTTGCACGCCCCATCTCGAGCCGTTCGGGTTCCGGCTTGCCCTTGGCCCGCATGGTGGCGAGCTCGGCGGCGATGTCGGTTCCCCAACATGCCATCGTCGGGTCGGCGAATCCGAAGCGGCGCGCGTACTCTGTTGCTTCGCTCACGACTGGCCCCCTTTCATGTTGTCGGGTCGCGGGTGGGTGGTGACGTGCCACTTGTCGGAGGTCGGGCAGCGGTACACGCCTGCCTCCCCGGTGAGGCGTATGCGGTGGATGGCCTGTTTGAGGGCGGCATCCTCGCTGCGGTGCTGTTGCTTCATTCCGCCGTGGCTGTTGCGGCATGTGCACTGGGTGGGTGTCTTCGGAAGGTGCAGGTAGGCGCGCACTTCCGCTCGAGCGTCCTGCAGGGCGTCGTCAAGCGTTGTGCGCTTCACGAGTCGTCCTCTCCGTAGCAGTCGGCCTCTTCGGCTCGAAAGCCGATGAGGCGGACGACGGCGAGCAGGTCTGCGGCTGTTTCTCCGGGGCGGGGGAAGATGATTACGGCTGGCGTTCCCACGTTCGGGTCACGTACCGTTTTCTCCGTACCGCTACCCTTTTTCTTCGTTGCGTTGGTCATGCGACAGCCCCTTTCCAGAACTCGTCGGACACTGCGTCGGGGAGCATCCCCACTTCGGCATATGCCTTCCCCTTGGCGGAGAGAGCGGCGAATGCGGGCTCGCCCTCTTCCGGCCCCTGGTAGGCGTCGTAGCGGGGCACCTTGGCGAGGTATTCCTTGATGAGCCGCTTGGCCTGTTCGATGTCGAGCGCCTTCCACGTCGCCTTGAGCTCAGCGGTGGGGATCTCGGCGTTGTAGTGGATGAACAGTTCTGACAGGTATTCGTGCTGTGCCTTGGTCGACTTCGGCATGGGACGAGAATCAGAGCTCGAAGAGTGTTCGCGTCCGACCGTCAGGTTGGACCTACTGTCTTCTTCTAATGGGTCTTCTTGATATGGGTCTTCTTCCCGGTTCATGGGGAACCCGTCACCCGTTCCCTGTGAACCCGTCAGGGGGTCACTGTGAACCCCCCTCCGTGTCTTGAACAGTTCGACCTTGTACCGGTTCGAATCGTTCGTACCGTCCGCGCGCTTGCGGATCTGTTTGGTGACGACGTGGGCGGCCTCGAGTTGGCTCAGGGTGCGCTTGGCTGTGGAGGGCGACATACGGGCCTCTTTGGCGATGCGCCCAATGGACGGCCATGCCACCCCGTATTCGTCGGCGCGGCTCACGAGTGCCATGTACACGAGCAATTCCTTGCCGCTCAGCGACGAGTCGCGGATGAGCCAGTTGGGAATCATGGTGAAGTGCCCGCCCGTGGATTCGGGCTTGTTGGTGTCTACGAACTCGACCACGGCTAGACCCCCGCGGCTTCGAGGCCTTCGAGCGGCGGCAGGTCACGCGGCACGGGCTGCACGGTGGGCACGGCGGACAGCTTGCGGCCGTCGGCCTTCACGGGCTCCACACGGGGTTCGGGGTGCTCGTTGGGGTTGTACAGGCCTGTCTCCGGGTCGAGTTCCCCGGGCTGCAGCATCGGCGGGTTGTCGCGTGCCTCGCGTGCGGCCTCCTGCTTGGCTGCGTGCTCGGCGTCTACCTTCTCCCAGTCCTGCGGGCCGTCGCCTTCCATCTCGGGCCAGAGAACGAGCTGGTCGCCGTCTGCGGTGTAGTCGAGAATGTGGCCGGCGACTTCGCTTGCAAGCTGGTCGGCGTCCATCGCGTTCGAGTTGCTGTAGTCGTGGCAGGTGCGCAGAATCTTGGTGAGCAGTTCGCCCACGCCGTGCTCGTCTACTTCCATGAAAAAGCGGTCCTTTGCGATGAGTGATGCGATGAGTTCGAATTCGGATGCGTAGGTCACTGGTTGCCTTCCGGGCTGGTGGTGTCGGACAGGCTGTCAACCTGCATGAATCGGATGTTTTGCCACCCCTGGGATTCGTGGGTGGTGACGGGGGTTACGAACGCCAGAGCGGTGTAGACGCGGCGGGGCTTCCGTTTCCGGTCGCCCCACGTCTGCCCGGGCTGGTGGTGCGGGTTCGAAGCGTCTACTTCGTGGATGCTCTGCACGCGGTCCCCGGTTCCGATGACGTGGCACTCGATCAGCACGTAGTCATCGCCCGGGCGTCCGTCGAACAGGAAACAATCGACGTTGTGGAGGGTGGCCCCGCTGTCGGCAGCGTTGAGCGTTTCCGCTTCGTTCGCTACCGACAGCAGTTCCGCCGAGAGCTCGCGCGCCCGGTCGATCGTGATTACCGAATCGCTCCCGATGGGGGACACGCACCAGCCGTACCGCTGTTTAGACGGTTCCCAGGTCGCGTCCCGCTTGCGGGGGCTCATTTCTCCACCGCCAGAGTCGTACCAAGCTTCGTAGCAAGGAACGGCAGCGCGGACGGGCGTACCTTCGTGGTCGACGTGGGGTGGTCGACCCCCTCGCTGTCCCGGTAGGTGCCCGCCACGAGCTTGAAATGGTGGGTGTACCGCTGCGCGGGGAGGGTCGACCCGCGGAGGATCACCCCTGCCTCGCGCAGCTTGCGGTACATGGTGTTGCGTCCGATGCCCAGCAGCTTCGCGGCGTTGTCCATTGAGTAGGCACCGTCGGAGTCCATGAGGGCGTCGAACGCTTCCACCTTCGGGGCGTCGGCGACGATCTTGGCTTCGAGGGCTTCTGACTTGCGGATCTCGTGCGCGGCCATTTCGAGTGCATCCGCCAGGTTCGACGGGATCGCGGAACCGAACTGGCCCGTGCTGCGGATCGCGGGCAGCACTTCGTGTGTCACCCAGCGCTTGAACGCCTTCGCCTCCGGCTTGCGGGAACGGAGCACGAGCGAGTACATGCCCGGTTCGTTGACGACGGCCATAGTCTGCGAGCCGCCAAGGGTGTCAACATTCCTTAGACCCTTCTCGTCGCCGTCCAGCCCCGCCAGCGCCATCGTCGGGTTTGTGTGTTCGAGTACGCGGCAGACATCTGCCGCGACGAACCACGCTTCGCCGTCGATCAGGATTGTTCGCACGGGATGGCCCGCGTAGGCGAACTGCTCGAGGCCGGTCACGCAGCGGCCTGCCCGTTCAGAGCGGCGGTCAGCGCGAGGGCAACCTTGCTCTTCTCGATCATCACGGCGAACTCGTCGCCCGTGAACTCGCTGTTGTCGCCGAAGTAGGGGCTGATCTCCCACACGCCGTCGTCGTTCGGGCAGATGTCGATGCGGCTTACGTCCGAACCCTGCTCGTGACGCTCCCCGATGTACACGGTTACGTCGGTGTACTCTTCCGCGTCACGGCCTTTCCCGGCCGCGTCGAAGACGGACTTGTTGACCTTCGCGCCGAACGTCTGGGCGAGATCCGCGATTTGTATTGCGTCAATGTCGGACTTGGGGTCTAGGATGGTGGTTGTCATCGTTTCTTCTGCTTCCTTTGCTGAGATTTCGATTGAGGCCCGGGCTGCAACCCGGGCCTTTTTGCTTTCCTGCGGGGTGGGGCTGGATGCTGCGAGCAGCGTGTACTCCACGCCGCTTCGGACTTCGGTTCCGACCTTCACGAAGTCGCCGTAGTAGTGCTGCGTGACGGTCCAGCCGGGGAACGCGGTTCCGCCGAAGTCGCCGGGGCCGAAGGTCTTCTCCCAGGTGTCTCCGGCCGTGTGGCCTTCGAGGTCGACGCCGTGTCCCCATCGGTAGTTCATGTGCCCGTCGGGGAAGGTCACTGACATCAGGTCGCTGTGGTCGCCCTTCCGCATGAGCTTCGACGTGCGGATGGCGAGGCCGGCTTCTGCGTTC